GTCGAACCCAGTGGTCAAGACGGAGACGTTCACCAGATACTTGATCTTCCGGGCCTTGAACTTCTTCAGGATGGTGTCGCGCTCAGCCTTGGGCGTCTTGCCTGTCACGATGGCAGACAGGCCCGGCGGCAGGCTTGCCATGCACTCGTGGGCGTGGCGCACGGTGGCAGCGAAGATCATGACGCCCTGACGGTCAGCGGACTGGGCGACGACGTCAGCGATGATGGCTGAGGTCTTCCTGCCGTGCCCGTGGTACGCCCGATCCACCGCCTGCGCGTCGAACTGGCCCCGGCTGTTGACCTGCATGTTCAGTGTTTCGTACGATTGAGCGTTGATCTTCCCGACGATGGGCTGGGTCAAGTATCCGGCCTCGATCAGTTCGTACGCGCGGATGCGGTCGACGCAGGCGGCGAAGTAGGGTTCGCGGGTCTGGCTCTCAGAGACAGGCTTCCCGTCCGGCCACAGGCCGAAGATGTACCCGGTCTTCATGCGGTATGGCGTGGCGGATAGGCCGATCACCCGCAGGTTGGGGTTCGCTTCCCGCATGACCTCGATGATGGACTGCACGGTGGGCGTGATCCCGTGGCACTCGTCGATCACGACAGCGGCGAACTCCTTGCCGAAGCGGCTGATCGAGTTTTTGACGGTGCCGGGCGTACCGAACACCACTGGGTGGCGCAGGCTCTTCTGGCCAGCGCTGGCGCTGAAGATCGAGCACTTGGCACCGGTGGCCCGGTACTTCTCGCTGTTCTGGGTGACCAGTTCTGCGGACGGGGCGAGGCATAGGACGTGCTTGCCGCCGGACACGCGGTGGATCGTCGATGCCACGCTCTCGATGATATGGCTCTTACCGGCCCCCGTGGCCGCCTCGATGCAGCATGGGGACCGGTTGCGTGAAATCCAAGCTATGATGCTGTCATGCGACTGCTGCTGGTATGGTCTCAGGGTCATTCTGCTTCTCTACGCTACAATCTCATTGTGGTATTTACAGCATATTTCCCTAAGGTTCAATCACATTTTCAGCATCATCTTTATGATTTCACTTGGATCATTCCCTTCTCGACGCCATTCGTGACTGCTTCATAGAAGTCACCGCATGGGGCATCAGTGGCGTTCGTTATCATTTTCCACATTGCCTGCCTCACGCCCTCAGTTATTGCCTCCATCAAATGTTCGACGCTGATCGGCGGAATGCTGTCCTCCACACCTTCCCTGATTGCTGCGGCGACATCTTCGACCTCAAGTTTAGGCAGTGCATTATCTTCAGACATTTTCTTCTCCTTCCATGGTTTTAGTAAACTTGGTTCCGATGATCCCTCTCAGGGCCTTCGCGTACCCGTCGCCTTCGTGCATATATTTCCTGTTTGCGGGCATCGTAAAAACGCTTCCCCTAAGGTCCATGACCAACTCGTTGTCCTCGCAAAACTTCGCGCAGTACTCGACGGTGTCTTGGCGGCACCTTTCCAGCTGCTTGCGAAGCTTCACGTTAATGGCGCGCTGCCGTTCCAGTTCGTCGCTCATTTCAGCGTCCAGAAGCTGGTGGGCTTGCCGCGCCACGGTTCAAGGTTCGCACCGGGTGCCAGAACTTGGATGGCTTTGGCGTATGACACCGATCCGGCGCGCTCCGTCTTGGTCAGGCGCTTTCCGCCGAAGGATGCGTTGCGCCCCTTCGCCATCTCCACCATGGCCTCAAGAAGCTCTTTCTTGCGCTCCTCAGCCTTCGCAATGGCATCGAGGACGTCGGTGTATTCGGCCACCATCTGCAGCGCTCTGGGGGTGTCGACGACGACCAGAGGGTCGTTCAGGTATTCGTCCGGTTCATCACATGCCGCAAGGAACTCCATGTAGAATTCCCGAAGCTTCGGCATGATCGTGGCGATGTATTCCGGATCGTACGAAACAACGTCAAGCTTGTTGTCGCGCGGGGTCCACTGCCAGAAGTAGCATTCCGACCGGTTTGTGCAGAACATCTGGACCTGCATCTGAGCGTAGTAATGCTCCTGATCCTCGATGTTCTTGAACGGCACCGGCGCTTCCTTGTCCCGAAGGCCAAAGGGGCACTTAATCTCGACCAGATAGTCGTCGCCGACGTATCCGTCAGGGCTTGCGCCAAGCCAGTCCATCACGGGGTGTACGACGAAAGTCGCACTGGTGACAGGCAGGCCGATCTTGACCTCAAGGTCTTCGCGGGCTTCGTCTTCGTGGGTGATGCCCCACTGGGTGGCGATGTTGCCGTTCCACTCGCTGGGAGCCTTATGGTACTGGCGGACCATCCGGCGCATGATCGTCTTTCGGTCGGCGTTCGGATCGACACCCAGTATCGCCCCAACGGCGGAAGCTGTGACGCGTCCCTTCCGGGCACTGAACCACTGTTCGCTGCGCTGTTCCATCAGAAGAACCCCGTGTTCTGTACGCAGCTGCTCATGAGCGCCACGCAGATCACCACCGTCAGGCAGATGATCGCTGTCATCTTCATTTTCTCGTTCATGGTAATCCCACAGATAATGTTGTGGGAGAGGGGCGTACCCCTCTCCGGTTTTCAACGGTTCCAGAGCCACATGGCCGCAGAGCCGCAGACCAGTCCGATGGTGAACGGCAGGACCGCCTTCGCCACCAGAAAGACCATCAGGATCAGAAGGATTGCGACCCCCGACCAGATAGCGATCTTCTGAAGCTCAGGCATCAAGGAAGGCCCGCAGGTTCAGGCCAAGTGTGTTGGCGACCTTCTGCAGGACTGCCAGTTCTTGGGGTTCCATCTCGCCATCAGCGCGGGAGATGTCGACGGCAACGGCGAGGATCAGTTCAAGGTCGTCGGACGTCGACTTGGCCTTAGCCTGCTCGATCTCCTTCATCAGGCCGATCCGCCCCATGGTGCCCTTGGCGCGCGAGAAAATCTTGCTGGCCGTGGCTTCGATCTCGGACTGCTTGAACGCGGTCGAGAGGGTGGGGTGGTTCACCAGCGCTTCTTGCGTTGCCACCAGTTCGCTGTCTTCGATCTCACCATCGGCAGCCGCGACAAGGGCGCATGCGGCACAGGTGGCTTCCAGCAGATCGGTCCGACCGGAAAGGCGCTTCGCCCCGCCGCCAAGCTTTTCCTTCAGCATACCAAACATAATCTTCTCCATTGTTCGGGTTCATGTTTCAGTTGGCAGTGGCGCGTACGCCACCGCCGTTATCTATCCCATTGACTTAAAAGGGAATTTCGTCGTCCAGAGCACCGGCGGCTGCGCGGGAGCTTCCCGACACGCGACGCTCAAGCTCAGCCTGACCCTTCGCGATCTCCTCAGCCGAAGACTGGGGTGCGCTCTTGGGGGCCACAGCGCCGATCCAGTTGCCGCGCGCCATGTCGCCGGTCATGCGGTCCCGCATCTCCCAGACCATGACCTTCGTCACCATCGGCTTTTGGGTCAGGCAGGCGGTCAGGCTTTCGTCGGTCGGCATCACGCCCTTGGCGAGAAGTTTCCCGCCGCAGTTGGTGTCGATGGCACCGAGCATCTTCTTGGCCTTGTCGCGCTTGGCTGCAACCTTGTCAGCCTTGGCACGGGGATCGGCGTCGAGCACCCAGAGCTTCTGGAACACCTTGCGGCCCTTGTAGTCGTCCGGGGCCAGAACGTTCCAGCGCAGCGAGATGAAACGGTCGCCGTCTTGGGTCTTGTCCCACTTGGCTTCGTCGATGGCGGCCAGAACAGACGTCTCGCCGGGGATTGGCAGGAGGTTTCCGCCACCCGCATCGAACTCGCCAGTGCCTGCGGTTTCCTTGACGTCTTCACCGTCGGACAGGTTCCAAAAATCGCTCATTTCGCAGCTTCCTTCTTCGCAGGCTTGTTGATGTAGGGGCCGAAGGGGTTCACACCCATCTTGACCTCAAGTGGCTCATTGATGCCGAAACGGTTCTTCGAAACGTTTGCGGCCATGGCGTGGACAACAAGCTGACGCGTGCCGTCCGAGATCGCCTTTTTCAGATCGCCGTCGCCAGTGACGAAGGTCTCCAGACGAAGGAAGCCGACAGCGTCGACGTTGTCGATATAGGGCTGGGTCGACTTGTCCCCCATCCGCATTGCGTACTTGGTGTACGGGTTTGCATCCGGCGGCTCGATCCGCACTGTCTCGGCATGGGCAACGAACACGACGTTCATGCCCTTTTCCATCATCATGCCGCAGGCTTTGCGCACGCGGCGGTGTTGACTGGCAACCATGTCACGTCCTGCGCCAAACCCGCCATGGGCTTGGTTGAGGCTCTTTGCCCCCTTCGGATCGGTGTCCATGACCCAGTCCGTGAACAGCGCGTCCAGTGTCGTCACCGTATCGATGACGCAGGTCTGGTACGCATGGTCTTCTTTGACCAAAGCAGCCAGCTGGGGCCACAAATCTTCCGCGCTTCTCAGCACCGGGAAAGCATCCGGGCGTGACGCCGCAGGAACAGCCTGAAGGCCATCCTCCGAGCGAATGAAAATCGGTTTGGGGAAGGTTGCGGCAAGGCTAGTCTTGCCAAGGCCCGCGTCGCCAATGATCGTGATGGCGATGGGCCGGTCTTCGGGTTTGGTAATGGTATCGAGGATACTCATCTTCGCTCCTTTGCTTCTTCTCAACACCATTGACGTTACTCAGCCAATGTGTGATTGTCAACACAGGAAACGTCATCAAGGGTACAATACAAATGTCGCATCAAACATCAGGTCCGGTTCATGAGGCTATCGAGGCCAGACTTGTGCTGATCCGGAAGGCCTTGGAAGACCGCAATCTGACCAAGGTCGCACAGTCTACGGGCCTCCATGAGAATACAGTGAGGAACATTGCGAGGGGTCGCGGGGGCATCCCCCTGCTGGCGACAATCGACAAGCTGTCCCAGTATTTGTTCGCTCAGAACGCCTGAAAAAAATGCATTACAGGGAGTTTTGGGAGGCCGGATTTCAAGTTTTCGGCCTGTACGGTCGTGGCCGTGACGGAAAATGTCAGTGCGGGAACCCGCATTGCCCAGAGAAATCGCTGTTCAAGCACCCCCGTGTTTCGAACTGGCAGCACACGCCGCACTGGTCCGACGAGCAGATGGAAACCATGGAGGCCATGGATCAGTTCGCCACCGGCTACGGGTGCGTGCTTCGGGAGAAGCTGGTGGTCGACGTCGACGCCCGGAACGGCGGCATCGAGGGCCTGAGGCTTCTGCTGGAGGATTACCCGGAGATCGCTGGCTCCGGCCTGATCGTGAACACCGGCTCCGGTGGTGGGTCGCGGCACTATTTCTTCCTGATCCCAGCGGGCATCTCTTTGGTCACGCGGCTGGAGAAGTACCCCGGCATCGACTTCAAAAGCGGCGCGTCCTTCGTGGTCGGCCCCGGATCGATGCATGCCTCTGGCAACCGCTACGAGATCGCCCACGGGTCACCCTACGACATCGACATGGCACCGGAAGCCCTGATCGCGGCGCTGACCGTTCCGGAAAAGCACCGGGCGGACATCGGCGGCCAGACTGTCGATGTGTCCCACCGCGATCTGGCGGATATGCTGGCGTTCATCCCGAACGACGACGTGGACTATGACCAGTGGATCAAGATCGGCATGGCGCTGCACCATGCGTCTGGTGGGTCCGCGTTCGACGTTTGGGACAAATGGTCCCAGACATCGAAGAAGTACGACGACGCCTCGATGCCGTACAAATGGCACAGCTTCGGTCGGTCGGCCAACCCGGTGACGCTTGGAACGCTGGCCCACTATGCGGAGCAGGGTGGCTGGACCCAGCCGGTGACGTTCACCCCGAACATCGAATTCGACTTTGCTCCGTACGAAGAAAAAGACACGCTGGACATCGACATCGGCGGCGTCGATCTGCTGCGCCCGCCGGGTCTGGCTGGTCAGCTTGCCGCTTGGATCGAGACGCGCGCCCGGCGGAAGCGGGAGCAGCTGGCGGCCATGGCGGCCATCACTGCGATGGGGAACATCTTTGGCCTGCGCTACATCGACGATCTGGACCGGGCGACCACCAACCTGTTCGTGTTCAACGTCGCCGGATCGGGGACTGGCAAGGAAGCTGTGCAGGACGCCATCAGGGAGATCATGGTGATCTGCGGCATGGCTGAGGCTGTCCACGGCACCATCAAGTCCGAGCAGGAGGTCATGCGGAACCTGCTGCGCCACCAAGCTGCGTTCTTTCTGATCGACGAGGTCGGCTTCCTGCTCCAGAAGATCAAGTCTGCCCAGAAGCGCGGCGGGGCAACCTACCTTGAAGGCATCATCGGCATCCTGATGTCGGCCTACTCCAAGGCTGACGGCTCGATGATCCTGAGCGGCGACGCCAAGGACGAGGTCAAGGCAGAGCTTCGCAAGGAACTGATCAAGATCGAGAAGCAGGTCGAGGAACTGGGCGAGAAGTCCTACCTGATCAACCGCAAGGCCAGCATCGAGTACCAGCTGTCGACCATCGGCAAGGGCCTTTCCCGCCCGTTCCTGACCCTGTCAGGCTACACCACCCCCGAGAACTTCGAAGAGTTGGTGGACTATCAAGCGGCGGCCAACGGCTTCATCGGGCGCTCGATCCTCTGCATCGAGACGGACACCGCGCCAGAGAGCAAAGACGACTGGGTCAAGCAGCCCCTGTCCGAAGCCCTGCAGATGACGCTCCAGCAGCTGGCCATTGGCGGGTCGTTCGACATCACGCAGAACTATGATGCGCGGGTCGAGTTCTACGGCGAACGCATCGTGATCCCGACGGCACCGAAGGCCAAGGAGATGCTGCGGAAGGCGCGCAAGCTTTTCGACAAGATGGCCTACGAACACAAGACCCTGTCCGGTCTGGAAGCCCTGCCGAACCGTGGGTACGAGCAGGTCAGCAAGGTCAGCCTGATCCTCGCCATCCCTGAGGGCGTCCGCACCGAAGAACACGTCCGGTGGGCTTATGCCCTGATCAAGCGCGACATCGAGAGCAAGATGCGCCTTGTGACCGGCAACGACCGGGCCATCGACAACCCGGCACTGGCCCTGCGCGCCAAGGTTACGCAGTTGCTGATCGGCCCGGACGGAGAGACGCTGGGGGTGATCGTGAACCGCCTGCGGAAGTACAAGCGGGAAGACATCGAAAAGTGCCTGTCCAAGATGGCAGACGCCAATATGATCACGGTCGAGGAGGAGGAACACAAGTTCAACAAAAAACAGATCAAGCGGTACAAACTCAACAGTTGATTGTTGACCGACCACCACATCGCTGATATTGGTTTTTACACAGTGGCACAGCGCCACGCTTGGAGATCAAGATGAACAGCTTCGACGACTTCGTAAACAGCCTCGCAAACGACAAGATAGAGACGCGCACCAACGCCGCCCCGAAGCCCACCTATCCCTGCGGCCAGTGCGGTGGGACCGGTCTCTGGAGCGGCGGCACGAACCGCCACGGCAACGACAAGTGCCTCGCATGCAAGGGCGTCGGCCACTTCGTCAAATCCCCCGCCGACCGCCAGAAGGCCCGCGAAGGTGTCGCCAACCGTAAGGCAGCTGCGATCCAGTCCACCATCGACGGCATTGAAGCCAAGTACCCCGGCATGATCGCCTACATGCGCGACATCGCAGGCTGGAACGATTTTGCCCGTGACATCCTTGGCAACATCCACCGTGGCTTATACGTCAGCGACAAGGCTCTGACAGCCGTCGCCAGCATGATCGTCAAGATCGAGGCCACACGCGCCGCCAAGGCTGCTGCAGCTGCCGCCAACACCAAGACCGTCGACCTGAGCCGCATCCGCGAGATGTTTGACGTCGCCGTGTCCAACGGTGCCAAGAAACCGGTCTACCGCGCCGAAGGCCTGAAGATCAGCCTTGCACCGGCCAACGGTCGCAACGCTGGTGCCCTGTACGTCGTCGAGATCGAGCATGATGCATATCAGGGCAAGATCGAGGGCACGTCCTACAAGGCAGTGCGCGAGGCCGCAGCTGGCACCTACGACGCGCTCCTGCGCATCGCCGCAGACCCGATGAAGGCAGCCGTGGACTTTGGCCGCGCCACCGGCATCTGCGCCTGCTGTGGCAAGGAACTGACCAACGGCGTCTCGATTGAACTGGGCATCGGCCCGATCTGCCGCACCAAGTGGGGGTTTTGAGAGATGACGAAAAATGTACTGAGCATGTCGCAGAAGCACATCGGGTTCGCCACGGCGCGGGAGGTCCTGCGCAACCCGGACGACTATGATCTGGACGCCATCGACGCAGCGTTCGAAGTCCTGATTTACAGCAGCCACCCGGAAGACCGGCTGCTGTGCGAGGCTGCAGTGGATTACATGTGGGAGGTTCCCAAGCCCAGCGTTTCTGTATTTTTGGTGGTTTTTTCTTTCATGACCGTAACGGTGGTCTCTTTGGCCGCAATTCTCTCGGAGTTGATCAAATGAAATACTTTCTCCTTCTTCTGCCTTTGGCAGCCTGTGGCCCGCACGTCGAGCGGTGCATCACCGTTCCCCTGCCGTATGGCTGCGAGAGCAGCGGCGGTGGGGGCCTTCTTGATCTGGCCGGGGGAATTACGCCACCGCAGCCAGACCCCGGCCCAGCGCCCGCTCCTGAGCCGCCTGCGCCTGACCCGCAGCCAGAGCCGCCGAAGCCCGATCCGAAGCCAGACCACCACGAGGACGAGGATCACGACGACCATTACACCGGCCCAGACCTTGACGAGGACTATGACGATGACAGGGACCATGACGACGATGGACGAGACCATGAAGAAGACCGAGACGATGACAAGGGCAATCACGGCAAACATGGCAGGCACGACGATGACTGAGGCCGAATTTAGGAGCGTTATGAAAATCCGGTGGCAACTGTCGACCGTAACGCGGATCACAACACCGGAAGGGCTGACACATGAGTGATGATCTAGTGAAGCGGCTGTTGGATATTGCAAGCCCTTTGGCCGACGAAGCTGCTGGGACCATTCACCGGCTGACGGCAGACAACGCGCGGCTGCGGCAGGCGCTGACAGGCATCAAGCGGGCAGCGGCGCACAGGATGCAAGACGACAAAAAAGACTTGCACAGCTACTACTTCCACACCGCCGACGCCGCCCTCAACACCGGAAAGTAGGTGATCCATGAGTGACCGCAAATGGTATCGCTGGCCGCAGGGTTATAAGTCCGGGTTTGTCCCTTGGTATGTGGCCCTTCGTCGTCTGGTGTTCTGGCCCTTGCTGTTCACGGGACGCTGTATTTGTTTCGCTGCGGCTTTGGGTGGTCATGGGTTGGCAGAAGCTAAAGAGGAATGGTGGAAATGAATAAAGCCCCAGAACGCATTTGGATTGAAGACGAGTTCGGTGAGGGTGATGAGGACCAGTGGACATATGGCACATGGGATGCGCAAAACTACCCCGGATATGATGTCGAATACGTCCGAGCAGACACAGTGCAAGCGCAGATCGACGCGGCTGTGACTGCGGAACGGGAGCGGTGGGAAGCAATGTCCCAGATCAACTTTGCCAATCAATCAACCGCCCGGTCTATTCGCAGCATTGACGCCCTGATCCGCAAGGGGGACCAGCCATGAGTGACGATCTGCTGGAGCGGCTGGACAACGCACGCACAGTTACTGGAGACACGCCTCTGGACGCCCTGTGGGCCGATGCCGCCCAACGGATCAGGTCTCTGGAAGCAAAAATCAGGTACTACGAGAGGAGGGAAAATTGGCGCGCAAGAGAGACGAACTGACGGTAATCGGTCGGGCCGCGAAGTATCACAGGGATGGCTTGGACCGCCATATGATAGCTGAGCGCATGAACGTGACGGTCGGTACAGTCAATGGATATCTTTCCAGAGCGCGCTATCGTAGCCTAGTAAATACAACCAAGAGGGAGGAGGAGACAATGCAGAAAGCTATCTACGCATATGAGGATAAGCCTTTGAAAGATAAGGAACTTCGCGAGATACAGGAACGTATACTGTCGGCAGCGCCGGGCACAAACGTGGTATATTACGAGCATCCCGTTGGGTGGTCGAAGGTGCCGCAAAACCTGCGGGAGATGATCACGTCCATGGCAAACAGCGGACTGATCGTGCAACTGCTGAAACGAAATGATCAGGGAACTTTCTCCATGATCGCACAGAGGACGAAGAGAAAATGAAACTTGAAGCAGCGCTGGCGCTGAGCCTGATCGAAGAGATGTCCAAGCTGAAGATGTCCCCCGCAGAGATCGTGGGACGGGCCATGGAGATCGCTGAGCGGGCCGTCGAAGAGATGACCGCCCTTGGCTGGATGGACGACGAGGAATGAAGCTCCGTGTCATCCAGTACTACGGGGTGCACCCCAAGACCGGTGAGACGGTTGACGTGAGGTATAACCTGCAGCAGTTCGATGGGGAGCGGTGGGTGGACATTCCCGTGGTCTACGAGGAGGTCAAGATCGAAAGCGATGACGCATGAGGACGTGAGGCGGGCGCGGGCGTATCTGGGGCTGTCTGTGCGGCAGATGGCGGTGTTCCTGAAGACGGACCCGCAGAGCGTCAGGCGGCTGGAACTGAACCCGCAGTACTCGACGTCGCGAAGGCCAAGCCCAAGGCTGCAGCTGGAGCTTCAGGAAGTGCTGGACCGGTATGAGTGATCAGGGGGGCTTCGGCCCCTTTCTTCATTTTGGGGTGCTTAGCACGGGTCGATAGTTAGTGGATATTCACCTAAGTCATTGAAGCGGAACGATAATTTCGAGTAGAAAAGTAGATAGGTAGATAGTCGAATAGAGACAGAAATAGATAGACAGAATAGTTCAAAATAGGGAGAGACATCTGGACACAAACATCA